AATATCTTCTTGTAGTTTTTCGTCATAAGCAGCTTGAATTTTCTCTTTTTGCTCTTTAACTTTAGCGTTAACAGCAGCTTCGAAAATTGTAGCAGCTTTGTTTTTAAAGTTTTCTGATAAGTCTTCATCTTTGATAAGAGCAGCAACATCAGCAGACACGTCAATTTTGTCAGATTCAGTTTCAGATGTTTCTTCTTTTTTCATCTTCATTCCGTATCCTTCTTCTTTTTCTTTGTCTTCTTCTTTTACTTCTTTATCTTTAGAATCTTCCTCGCTCTCCTTTAACTTCGGCATTGGGTCAGCAGCGCCTTGGCTTTTTTGTTGAGCGTCACCAGAAACTTGTTTTGATTTCTTTGTGGCGTCCGGATTGCTGTCAGTCGGTTTAGTAACCGCTGGACCTAAATCTTCAGCACTATTAGATAGTGGAGAAGGCTCAGCCGCTACAGCATTCTTTTTTGGAGCATCAGCCTGTGGATTAGCAGCGTTAGCTTCTAATACGGCTTCTTGTTCCATCGCCTCAAGTTTTTTAGTTTCGGCCATTGAAAATCTCCTTGATTTTAAGTTTATAAACGTTTATAAATTTTCTTTGTAAGTATATTTATAAAATTACAGTTTTGTAAGAAATGATTGAAAGATTTTTAACTTAGCTTCTTCAAGTGACCTTTGTCTGGCCTCTCTAACTTGTTTTTTCCAAGATTCTATGTCTTTTTCCTTCAATACACCGTTGTCCCATACCCACTCTTTAGATTCCATTATGCCTTCAACGAAAGCGTCCGGAGCAGAGGGATCTGCTACAATATCAGCGGCTGTAGCTAAGTAAAAATCATCTTTTACATAGTTTACACCATTTCTTTGTATTAAGGATCCCATACCACGACTTGAAACACCCAATTGAGCGCCCTCATCTATAAGACCTTTTACAATCTTACCATACGGAGTATCCATAATTTTTGCCTCACCAATAAAATCTTTACCATCTGGTGTCAATGACTTAACCATGTGGCAAACTCTTTCTAAGTTTACAGTTGGTCCGTCAGGATGTCCTAACTCTCCAAATGCTCTGTTTTTATTGATAAATTCTTTTGTATATCGATTCACTTCTCTAGCCAAGATTTCTCTAGGATAGACTCTTCCATTTCTATTTTTGATTTCAGACTGTAAAAATACACCTCTGATTTTGTATTCTTTTTTACCGTTTTTTTCTTCTACAAGATATTCGGCATTGTTTATTTGCTCGGAAATAAGTTTCATAAATTCTCTCTCTTTATATATTTATAAGGTTTCTTACCTAAACTCTACAATTATTGTGTAATTATCACCACTTGCAAAGTTGTTTGTACTTAATAATATATCACCAGTTGGTGTACCGGCATTGTTAGGTATTTCATCTCCAGCTGGTCTAAAATCAAAGTGTCCTGTACCATTTAACATAACAGCAGTAGCGTTTGTTGTACCGTCAAATAGTAATTCTACGGATGATTTAGAATTTGCTGTGTTTACTGAAAACCATAGCTTACTAATTTTTCTATTACCGTCTTCGGTCATAAATGTCGTTTCAGAGGCGTCAACTTTTTTAACTAAAGTTTCACCTGTACCGTCTGACAAATTAGTTAATTTTGTTACAAACTTTACACCTGAAGTATCAGCTATTGTTTGTGTAGTTACTGTATCAGCCATTTGTATATCCTGTTTCTTTGTGTGCCTCTATAACAACATTATATTTTGTTACATTAGAATCACTTGTTAGTAAAATGTCTCCTATAGTATCTTTAATTTTGGCTTCATCTGGTTTTAAACCATAGTTGCCTCTACCATTGATTACTACTTTCTTTGATGTATCACCTTTAAAAAATACAGTTACATCACCTGTACCTAAAATTTCATAAGCAATATGAGCTATTGAAACTTTTGGTTGACTTGAAGCGTTATTTGAATTTACAACGTCAACAAGTGTTTGATCTGTGTCATCAGCAACGCCATTAGCATTTACAATAATCTTAAAATTATCATCTACTAATTTAGTTGCCGTAATAGTCATTATCTAGTTGAAGATACTGCTGAACCTACAGCGTTACCTGATGTTTCAACTGTATGTGACTCTTCTTTTTCAATTATAATACTATCGCCAGCCGTTACTAGTATCGTTGATCCAATAACAGTTGAGCTTTCTTTGACAGTCACAGTGTTAGCAGCCGCTTGAGCTTGTACTCTTACAAAGTGAGCTCTGCCAAAATTACTAGCTGTGATAGCACTGCCAGCAGATGTCGTAGCACCTTTGAGTTTCATTGAGCCTTGGTATGCCATTTTATTTTCCTTCTAATTGTTCTTTGATTTCTTTATCAAAGTAATTGTTTAATTCTATGATATTAATATTGTGATGTTGACTTACTTTATCAACAGCACCTTCAAAATTTTTTATAATATCACCTGTTGATTTTTCAATCAACTTAAAAACATCACTCACTGCCTCTTTCATAACAGGACTTAAATCCATATATGATTGAGAGTCAATTGTTAAATTTTCTTTAACTATCTGACTGACCTGCATTTACATCTACTCCTACCATTGTGTCGGGTGTTCCGTTATCTGCTGGTGTCAAATCAATTTCTGCTTCACCATCTTTACCTAAATCGGTAGTTGGCGAAACGCTTCCATCTTTATTAAAAGTTCCTGGATCAGCTATTTCTGGTTTAGGGTCGCTGTGTTCAGCTGCTATAGGATCTGCCGGATTAAACATGTTACTAGCAATATCTTTTCTAGCAGCGTCTAATTGTGAGGCAACTTTATCTCTTAAAGCGTCTTTAAAAGCTTCACCAGCTTCTACACTATTACCTTTTTGTAATTGATCTACAAAGTTTGTTGTATTGTTATTTATTTCTTCACTCATTATTCATTTCTCCTATTATATCTCTTGGTCTGAGTTTTGAGCTGTTGGACTGGCAATTATACCGTCATCAATTTCTTTTTTGATTTGTTTATTCATGTCTTCTATTTCTCTTTCGTTTTGTTTTAGAATACTCTTTCTAATATACTCAACGCTAAAGTATTTACCAACGTAATCTCTCATCTCATTTGCTAATGCTAATCTTTCTCTTAGCATTTCTGTGTGTTTTAACTCAGCAAAATGGCCATCTTGTAAAAAGTCATATTGTAAAATATCTCTTACAGTATACCAATCGTCTTCGTTAATAATACCTTTTAGTATTAATTGGGTTCTTAACAAGTCATTAAATAATTCAGTAAATTTCTTTCTTAATCTTTGAACAAATTTAGTAAATTTTAATTCATCTCTTGTTATTTCTGAAGCTCTGCCTAAATTGAAACCAGATGAAGACTCTAATCTACTTACTGGTACGTTTAGTGATCTGTATAGTTTACTTCTAAAGTATTCTATATCAGAAATTTCTCCAAGGTTTTGTCCGCCTGGTAGTGTAGTAATATCTGTACCTCTACCACCTTCTCTACTTGGTAACCAAAAGTCCTCTAACATACTCATATAGTTTCTATCATCTCTGATTTCACCTGTTTGAGCGTCATATACAAGTTTGTTTCTGTATCTTGCCATAACATCTCGTAAGTATTGTTCAGCTTTTACTTTTGGTAAATTACCTACATCAATCTTAAATATTCTTCTTTCAGGAGCTCTAGCAATTCTGTAAATTACTGTAGCGTCTTCAATCATTCTTAATTGATTAACAGGCTTAATTGCCTTGTGTAAGTAAGATAAAACAATGTTTTTATTTTGATCAATCATTCCTGATGGACAAAATGCTATTGTATCAGGAGCGATTTTTATACCAGCGCCTGAAGTAGCACCAGATACACCTTTTTCATTGAAAATATAGTATTCAACATACTCATCTACAACTGATAACCCATGTGGTACAGGTCCGTCTGGTCTTTTTTTTCTGATCTCTCTAATCTTTTTAATTTTTCGAGGATCAATATACTTTAACTCTGTAATTCCTTTTACAGGACTATTTCTGTCTATAATCTTGTGATAGTACATACGACCATCTACATACCATCTTCTAAAGATGTCGTGGCCTTTTGTGTTAAAGTTAAGAAGTTTTAACACTTCTTTAAATTCGTTTTCTATTTTTCTTCTAACATCTTTTCCGTAAGGTAAA